GCCGGCGTCCATCGCGCCGCGCACCAGGCGCGGCAGCCGGGCGAGCAGCCACCACAGGATCTGCTCCTGCTGGTCGAACGGCACGTTGCGAAGCTCGACGATGAAGGGCGTCCGCTTGAAAAGCCCAGGGTCGATCTGCACCGGCCAGAACACCGAGAGATCCGCGACGCGACCGAAATCCCAGCCGAACGCGCTGCGGACCTTCGGGTCGAGGCGCGCGAGCAGCGGTTCGAGGTTGGCGGTGATCCAGGCATCTGCCGCCATGCGGCGCTCGGCCTCGGGGCGCGCGGCGAACTCGGTCGGGACTTCCCATCGTACGACGGGCACGTCGCTCGACATGCACGCCTCGAGAACGCCCGGTAGGATCCAGGAGCCGGATCCCTCGGTCGGGATGCAGAACAGCTCTTCGTCGGCCGCCTCGCCGTAATCGGCGATGATCGCGCTTCGCCACTTGGCCTCGGCCTCGGCCGACCACGCCTCGCCCTTGCGCTGGCAGATCCGCTGATAGAGGCCGCCCGTCAACGCGTCGTCGAAGTCGATGCGCTCGATCCCGTAGGGCAGCCGGCCGGCCCGGATGTCTTCGATCTTGCGATTGAACGGGTTCGCCGCGCCGTCGTGCGTCGAGATGACGACGACCATGCCGCCCCAGATCGTCAGCGCGATCGCGGCCTTCAGCAGCTCCTCGAGGTCGTCGTGGAACGCTGCCTCGTCGATGATGACGTAGCCGGCCTTGCCGCGCAGCGAGCGCGGCGACGACGGCAGAGCGACCACCTCGAAGCCGCTTGCGAACTTGACGCGAAACGCCTTGATCTGGCGCGTTTCCTTGGTCTTCGGATCATAGTCTTCGAAGACCCATTCGCCCGCTTCGACCGCGACGTCGGCGACGAGCTTCGCCCACATCCCGACGACGTCGATGAACTCGCGCGCCATCTCGAGATTGTAGCCGATGTACCAGACGTCCATGCCGCCGGCCTTGGCCTGGGCGCCGGCGACGAGAACGGCGTCGAGCGCGAAAGCCCAAGTGAGCCCGGTTCGGCGTGACTTCTCGATGAAGGTGACGGAGTAGAGGAGACGGGTCCGGATCGCCTTCTTCTGATAGGGCAGCAGCACGTCCTGGACGGGGAGCTGCTGCAGCTCAGGCGGTAGCCCGTAGAGAGACTCCCGCCGCAGCTCAAGCCACTCTTCCTCGGAGATGGCGCGGCCGACCTTGAAATCGTCTGCCGGCAACGCGCTCATGCTACCCCCTTGTTGATCCCGAGCTCCTCGCGGAACTTCGCGATGATGTCGGTCGACATGCCGGACTTGGCGGCCGTCTCGACGACTTCCTTGAGCCGTTCGGTCTTGGCCAACTCCGCTTCGAGCAGCTTTTTCATCTCGAAGTAGCGCGACTGATCGACCTTCGAGGCCGACACGAGGTTCTTGATCGTCGCGGAGACGAACATCGCCTCCTGCGGCGTGAACTGAGGCGATTCCCCATCTTCGCCGCGCATCAGCTCCATCAGCGACGCATGCAGGCTCTGGATGTTCAGGCGCGCGACGCGATCGTCGGCATCCGGCGCTTCGATCCGGGACATGATCGCATCGGCCGCGGCGCGGCTGTCGTTGAGGCGGGCAGCGAAGGCGTCCCACTTCTTCACCGCCCGGCCGAGACCGGTTCGGGACACTTCTTCCTTGCCGACGCCCATCGATCGCAGGTGTGCCAGGATCTCGTCGACGGTGCGCCCGTCACGTCGGAGATTGCCGATCGCATCACGGATTTCGGGCGGGAGACGGTCGACCTTGGACGGGCGCGCCATGGATCACGCCTCCGGATAGTCGATGCCGGGCACCGGGTCGACATGGCGCTTCAGGAACGACCGGCCGCGGCTGGTGATCTCGAGCGTGCGCACGCGGCCCTCGTAGTAGAGGGTCGTCGTCAATCCGGCGGCCTCGAGCATCTCGGCGTCGCCCCGCAGTGCCTCGTCCGTCTGCAGCCGCCCGCGGAAGCCAAGCAGATGGAGCGATCGGCGCAGCACGCTCTCGTTCACCGCGCCCTCGTTCTCGGCCGTCACGCGAAGCGTCGCCAGGCGGCGGGATCTGGTGATGTCGTCGACGAAGTCGTTTCTCATGCCCTGGCCCCGAACAGGTGGTTTTCGATCCGCGTGAGCGACGAGTTCATCGACGAGAGTTCCCGCGTCAGCGATTTGATCTCGGTCTCGGTCCGCGCTGCCGACGTGGCCAGCTCGGCGATGTCCTCGGCCGACGGCAGGTGGCGGATCTCGGTCTCGATCTTGAGCGTGCGATCGGAAAGAGCGCTCTGGCTGGCCGCGAGACGATCGAGCTTGTCCATCAGTCGACCCTCGAGATCGTCCAGAGCCTCGCCGCGCGCCTTCGTCTCTTCGGCGAGATCGCCCTTCGACGCGAGGCCGATGCGGATCGCCCAGATCAGCGCCGGCAGCAGGATCGTGCCGACGACGAAGGCGACGATCGGCCAATAGGCGAGCCAGTCCATCACCGCCCCCGCACGATCGAGTGCGCCCGATGCTCGTTCCAGACGGCGCGGTAGACCCCGGCGAGCGCGGGGACACCACGCAGCACGTTGGTATTCTCCGCGTTCCGCTCGGCCGACGGCGAGAAGTTGAAGCTGCCGGTGATCACGGCCCGTTGGTCGATGATGACCACCTTGTTGTGGTGGATGGGATGCTGGCCGTCGCAACTCACCTCGACGCCGGCGGCGACGAGGACGGCGAGCACCGGCGGGAACCGGCTGGCGTCGCAGGTAGCCTCGTCGACGATCACCCGAACATCGACACCCCGTCCGGCGGCATCGCGAAGCGCGTTGATCACGACGCCGTTCGACAACTGGTAGGTCATCATCCGGACTTCGGAGGTGGCCTCGCCGATCGCCTGGGCGACCAGGGCGGCCGGCGACTTGCCGGGCGCGAACGCGCTCTCGATCGTGGCGCCGTCGAGCGGCAGCGGATCGGCGTGGACGGCCGGCAGAGCGACGGCGAGCACCATCGCCAGGGCGAGGAGGCCGCCGATGATGGCGGTTCGGACGGATTTCATGATCTCTCTCCTCGACGGTGCTGCGGCGGAAGCTCGGTATCCCGCACGGGGCCGACGATTTCGATGTCGACCATCGCGTCGGTGTTCACGAGGTCGCGCGCGGTATCCATCACTTGATCGAGAAGGGAGGTCCGTTGGTCGTCTTCGAACTCGATCGTGATGGAGATCCGAACGTCAGCGTACTTTTTCACGGCGCCTCTCCCCGGCAGATGCGGCTTTGGCGGTCGAACAGATCGAGGCGCTTGATGACCTTGACGGCGTCGGGATGCGTCTCGAGATAGGCGGCGGCGGCCTCCAGATCGGCCGCCGACATCGGCGTCGGGCAGATCGCGCGGATCTGGCGGATGATCTCGACGCGCCGCGTCTCAGGAGAGGCCGGCGCCGCCGTTGCCACCGCCCAGGCGGCCGGCGCGGGCGCGCAGGCTGGCAGCGAGAGCATCGACGCTGTCAGGGCCATCGAGAGCAGCACGTGCCTGGTCATCGGCGACCTCCGCGACAGTGTGGGCGGTCTCGGCCGCTCCCGAGGCTCGTCCCTCGTCCCGGGCCTCGGCGACCGTCAGATCCTGCTGACGGCGGCCGAGGAAGAACGAGAGGAGCGCCTCCAGGAGAGCCTTCAGGATCTCGACCATGTCAGGTCGCCGGAGCGGTCAGGAGATTGGTCGGATGCAGACCCGGATCGTAGTAGGCGGTCTCGGGCAGCGAACCCGCAGCGGACAGTCGAGCGATCAGCTTCGGCGTGAGCGTGTCGCCGATCCACTTCGCCGTGGTGGGTGCATGCTCGACCGCATAGGTCGCCGCCTCGCGAAGCACCGCGTTGGCGATGGGGACCTCGAGCACCTTGCCCTTGGCGGCGCCGGCGACCACGCCGAGCGCGTAGTCGACGGCACGGGAGAGCAGCTGCTCGGTGAGGTAGGTACGGACCCACGCCGGCGCCCAGCGGGCGATGATCGCGGTCAGCACCGTCACGCAGGCCGTGGAGACGACGGCGACCGACTGGGTGATCCAGTCGCCGATCGGCACGGCCACGGTACCGTCGGCCGCATGGCCGATCGACGGGAACATGAACACGACCGCGGCGGCGACCATGAACACGGCAGCGAGGAACATCAGGGTGAAGTGCTTGAACATCGTCGAACCTCACTTCGAAGCGGTTTCGAGTGCATCGTGGAGAGCAGTGCGGGTCAGCGGACCCGGGTCGCCGTCGGGGTGCAGATCGTGCAGGGTCTGGAAGAGACGCACGCCGGCGCGGGTCTGACGGCCGAACGAGCCGTCCTCGATCAGCGGCACCCATCCGGGGGTCTGGCCGAGCACCACGTTGAGCGCGTGCTGGATCTCCGCGTCGGTCATCGGCGGGGCGATGGTGACCGACGGCGCGCCGATCGCGACCAGGCCGCGGGTGACCATCACCTTGAGCACGGTCATCACGCCGAGCTGCTCGTCCCAGGCACGCGGATCCCAGACCCTGTCCTCGACGAACTTGCCGCCGTCGTAGATCGACGAGCCCGCCCAGAGATAGCCGGAGCGCCGACCGCGAGCCCGCGGGCCGAAGCCGTTGTAGGCCTCGGACCGGTACGCGATCACCTCGAGCGGCCAGGCGCCCACACGGTCGAGTTCGTCGAAGCGCAGCGCGTCGATCGCGCTGGCCGTCCAGTCGAACGGCGGCTCGCCGTCGTGAGGACGGCCGCGGGGGACGTGGGTGGTGCGCTCGTCGAGCGGGTCGCCGTTGTGGAGATGGGTGGTGAAGTCGAGGCTGGCCTCGCGCATGTGCAAGAGACCGACTTCGAACCACGGCACCCGCGTGGCGGCCTCGACGACCGCGTAGTCGGCGCGGTGGGCGACGATGCGATCGGCCATCTTGCCGGCGGCCGTGGCAATGCGCGACGGGATCGTCATCCGCGCCCAATCGGCCGCGTATTCGGGTGCCAGCGCGGCGAGCGTGTAGGACATGGGGGCCTCGATCCATCGAAACGATAGACCGACCATGGGGCCGCCAAACGAAAAGAGCCCTGCTGACAGATGTCAGCAGGGCTCCCGAAGCGATGGCGTAGCCTAGACCAGTGTGACGCCCTTGTCAGCCGTCAGAAGAGCGAGCCTTGGGAGCCGTCGCGCATTCGCTTCTTGATCCTGAATGCGGTGCGCTGCGTCATCCCGCCGGCCGCCGCCGCCTCATTGCCGCTCTTCCCGGCCTCGAGCGCCTGCACCATCCGCCGGCGGGCCTGGGCGACGGTCCCGGCGGGACCATAGGGGATCGTGACGTTCTCGCCGCCCCGCAGCTCGACCAGACGTTCCGCACCCTCGCGGCCGAGCACCGCAATGAAGCGATGATCGGGCGCCAAGGTGCGCGGGACATAGACGATGCGACCGCCGTACTCCGCAGCGAATGCCAGGGCGGCGCCGGTGCCGGCGACGTCGGCCAGCTCCGCGAGCAGGTGCGGCAGGGGCAGGCGATCCGTCACCGGCGCCTCCCTCTCTTCGGTCGACGTCGAGACGAGATCTCGTCGAAAACGGAGATCTCGCAGATCCCCGCTTCCTGACGCCGAACATGATCGGGCCGCAACACGGTCACGACGGACTCGCCCGGCTCGTCCAGGATCAACTTGCCGCCGGAGACGACGACGATGCGGGCGCCATAGGCGACGCCGACCGCGGCCGAGGCGGCGATCTGATCGCGAAGCGCCTCTACGTCGAGCCCTTCGACCCGCTGGAGCCAGCGGACGAGAGCGTGGTCGGAGACGGAAATCGGCCGACGCTTGCTCATGCTGCCACTCCCTCGAACTTCGTGGTTTCGTTGCCCCACACGGTCCATCCGGGCCGTTGCTCGCGCCCGAAGATGTCGGCGCGACGGGCATTCGGTGCGAACCCTTCGACCATCCGGAAGAACTCGTCGGGCTTGCGGGAGTGCTGGCGCGCCACGCCGTCGAAGAGCGAGGGCAGCGCATGGGCATAGCGCGGGCGTCCGATCCTGCCGACCAGGACCGTCTCGTCGCAGGTCCGCACCACGTAGCCCGGCCCCATGCGGACCTTGCCGTTCTTGGTGACCTTGCGCCACGTGAGCCGGGAGACGTAGACGAAGCCCCATCCCTCCAGGATGTCGATCGCCTGCGGAAGGAGCGGTGCGGTCGCCCAGGAGAAGATCCACGCGTCGGCGCCGACGAGCTGGCCGACGGGCAGGCGCGCGATCTCGTCGAGCGGCATGCAGTCGTAGTGCGCCTGGGCGCTCTTGCCCTCGCCCTTCTCGCTGTAAAGCTCGAAGTTCCAAGGCACGTCGACCGTGAGAAGGTCGAAGCCGAACAGCGGCAGGGGATCGAAGATCCAGCTCATGGCGTCTCCTCTTTCCGCACCCGCAACAGTTCGTTCCACCGCTTTTCTGCGGCGGCGCTGGCGCAATCGGCCGTATCGGATGCACGACGCCAGGCGAGATAGGCGTTGTCGACCAGGCGCTGAGCGGCCCGCGTCGATCGATGCTCTCCCTCGGCGCGGCGAAGGTGATCTCGCGCCGCGTCCCACTCGCCGATCGCCTTCTGTGCCGCTTCGGCCCGCCGTGTGGCGTTGGCGGACGCGGCAACCCAGCGAGCCGAGGCGAGGTCGTCGCGGCGGATCGCGCGGCCACCGGCGAGGATCTGGATCAGCGCGATCAGCTCTCCGGACGTGAACCGGGCGAGCGGAGGGAGCACGACGCGACGCTCAACCATGGCCGTGCTCCCCGTCGTCGCCGGCGGCCAGCGCCGCGTGGACACGCTTGATCGTCGCCTCGTTGTCCCGAACCCAGATCAGGGTCGCGAGCGCGGCTTCGAGGCTGTCGCGGGTGTAATCGCACTCGGCGGGCCGCATCCGACCGCTCGCCACAGCACTGCGGAGGCGGCGGTCGGAGTGGGGCAACTCGCTGGCGAGCGCGGCGATCTGGCGGGCGATCGGGACGCTCATTGCCGATCCTCCGCGCGGGCAATCATCGCCTTGAGCGCCTCGGTGACGCTGTTCGCATCGGCAGGCGAGCAGAACTCCGGTGCCGCCCGACCCGACTGGCGCTCGACGAACGAGCGCAGTGCAGCTTTCGTGGCGCTGCTGACGGCGCCGATCTTGCCGGCCTCTTTCCAGAGGGCGTAGATCATCCGGACATGCGGCTTGTCGAAACCGCTGCCGCCCTTGCCGGCCTTGGGCTTCCAGCCGAGCCGGCGAAACTCGTCGAGGAGCTGCTCCAGCTGGCGCTCGGTGCAATCGCGCGAGGACTGGCATCCGGTCATGCGAGCAAGGATGTCGCGATAACTCTCGTCGGAGAGCGCCAGCTCTTTCTTGGCGATGTGGACCTTGGCGAGGAGCGCGCGGGTCATGTCAGGCCTCCATCGTCTCGAGGCGCTTTCGCGCGGCGCGCAACCAGTTGTGCATCAGCGATTGGGCGCCGCAGGTCGACGTCGCGCCGACGCCACCGAAGTGCAAGCGCCGATCCGTGCCATTGCTGCCCGACGAGAGGCCGGCGCCACACGATTCCAGCGACTGGAGCAACTGCTCGGCATCGCGCCACCACTTTTCTCGTGCCGCGATCAGTTCCTTCCACTCGCCGCCGGTCGGAAAGGGGGGCATCTCGCCGAGCTTGATCTCCACGGTGCGGATCGCGTTGAGCAGGTCCGCCTTCGTCCATCTCTTCGCCATGTCAGATCCTCCGTTTCAGGCTTGCGATGGTGAGAGCCGTGATCCGCCCGCGAATGCGCACCTGACGGGCGGTGCACACTCGGGGACGGACCTTCTTCCGAAGCTCGGCGCGCTCGGCTTCAATCGGGTCAATCGCCACGGTCGGCGCCGGCGCCTCGACGGGCGCTGGCGGCGGATCGTCCGCCTCGGGCGGGAGAGAGTGGGAGATCCAGTTCATGAGGGCCGCTCCAGCAGGGCGAACCATGCGCGACGGCAATCGGCGTCCATCCGGTAGCCCCACCCCCGCACGGTCGTCACTCGGACGTCTGGATGCCGGTGCGCGAGCTTCTTCCGAGCCGTCGTCATCCTCACCTTCAGGATTTGGAGCTGGGGCAGCTCGCTTTCGGGACGATCGCCATAGAGAACGTCGAACAGGGCGTCCCAGGAGAGGCCGTGCTCACGTCTGGCGATCGCGGTGATGAGACGCATCTCGAACGGTCTGAACCCGGGCAACCGTACCGGCGGCGGCGCCAACATCGCCTCGAGCTGCAACACGCGCTCGCGCAGCAACTCGTTTTCTTCACGGAGGCCGCGAACGTCCATCACGCGGCCCTCCCGATCAGCGCATCGGCCGCGGCACGCGTGCTGGGGGCAGTTCGCCAGCCCCAGACGTCGACCGCCTCGATCTCGATGCCGCAGCGCCGGAGCTTCGGGCGCGTGGCGGAGACGAGAGTGCAGATCGACTTGTGGTCCTGGTAAAAGGGCGCGAGCGCCGCCCCCACCTCGGTGGTGGACACGCCCTCCTCGCGACAGACGAGGCTGGCGAACGTCCACTGCGAGGCCGACCATCCCCGAGGGGGGATGCCAGATGCAGACTGCTCGGTCTCTCTCGCGACCTTCGCGGCAGCCGCGGACAGTAGCGCACCGACGTGCTCGCCGGTCGCCTGCTTGAGCACTCCGACGAGTTTGGCCACCGACGGCTCGGCCGAATGACCGGTCGAGATGTGAACCTCCAACGCCTCCGCGGGACCGGGCTCGCACCGCATCGGCACGGGGATCGGTACCGGGATCAGCACCGGCACCGGAACGGCGACTGCCTCGTGGACGCCGCGCGTCTCGGCGGGGCGCACCGCGGGCGCCGGCGCGGCAACCGGCCGGCGATCGAGGCTCTTGGCGACGCACGCCTCCAGCAGCGGATCGCCTTCGCCCTTGCCGCAGCGGGCGGCATAGGCCGCTTCGAACAGGAGCTTGGCGTAGAGCGCCGGAGTGTAGCCGGCCACACGCGCTCGATCGACGAGGCCGGCGAACACGCGGTCGGAGACGTGGATGGTGAGCCCGCGGGTCTCACCGGGTGCGGCGAAGGATGGCGTCGACATGATCGGCTCCTCGGAGTGGGGCCGCCGGCGAGAGCCGGCGGCAGCTCTCTTCACTCGGCGGCGCGCAGCGGCACGACGGCGGCGGTCACGTCCTCGTCGTCGCCGGCCATGGCCTTCACGAGTTCGACCACCTTGCGGCGCTGCTTGGGGTCCTTGATGCGGATGAAAGCCCGGTTGAGCGACAGCCCTTCCGCCGACGACAGGAAGTCGACGATCGGCGAGGCTGGCGACTGCTCGAAGCCCTGCTCGCCGGCGATCGGCGCCTGACCGGGCGCGTCCTCGAAGAAGAAGGCGACCGGAACGGAGAGCACGCGGGCGATGGCCTGCATCCGGCTGGCGCCGATCCGGTTCGTGCCCTTCTCGTACTTCTGGATCTGCTGGAAGGTGATGCCGAGGTGTTCGCCGAGGCACTCCTGCGACATGCCGAGCATCATGCGACGAAGACGGACACGAGAGCCGACGTGGACGTCGATCGGGTTCGGGGACTTCTTGGAGGCCATGTGAATTCTCCTTCAGGGTGGAGAGGCCGGCAGCCCGCCGGCGGGGGATCAGGCAGCCGCGGCCGAGGTCGCGGCGGGAGGGACGGGCATCGCCCAGCGACAGCCGAGCTGGTCGACCAGGATCGCGACCTCGCGGTCTCCGTCGCCCTCGTAGGCAACGACTTCGCCCTTCAGCTCGAAGGCAACACCGCCGCGGATCGCGATCGTGACGACGTCGCCGATCGCCGGACGGTCGGAACCGACGGAAGCCCCCAGGACGTGAAGAGCAGCGGGATGGGGGCGGTCACGAGCGGCCTCCCGCGATCGAGAGGGGTCGGCCGTCGGCACCGCCGACGCCATGGGCGAGCGTGACCGAGGCGCCGGCGGCGTAGCCTGCATCGAGAGCACTGTGAAAGCGGGGCTTCCGATCCAAGGCCTTTCCGGTCCGACTGTCGGGATGCCATTCATCCAGCGCCTGTTTGGCGGCCTTTCGATCGACCTCGGACATCGTCGGGCGGAACAACTCGACAAGTCGACCGCGAAGGCGCAGCTCCATTCCCGTCGCGAAGTCGACGAGAGCCTGCCGACGCGTCTTCGTCGTGCGCCTCCGCCGGTACTCGGCGGTGTCCTTGAAGTCGCGGCTCGCGCGGATGATCGCGTTGACGATCACGGTGTAGAGGTAGGCGGCAATCGCCGGCCCGGGATCGCGGCCGACGAATTCGACCCTCGTGCCGGGAAACCTGATGGCAGCGGTGTTGGTGACGTGAGCGACATCTCCCGCGACCGCCCTCCGCCACGTCGCTCGTGTTGTCAGCTCCTCGGCCGAGGCCGAAACCATCTCGACGTCGGTCTCCGAGAGCCCGTGATCGGCCATCAGCCGGGCAGCCATCTCGGCGGCGGCGAGCGCCTCCGCCTCGGTGCAGCCCGCCGCGCACGTCTTGGCGCGCAAGGCGGCGATCTTGGCCGCGATCTTCGATCGATCGGTCATTTGGAAAACCTCACGAGCATCCACATGAACATCGCGACGATGGCGGCCATGGCAGCCATCCCGGCGATCCTCTGGATCACGTCAGCAGTCGTCGGATCCATCACGCGCCTCCCTCAGAGCTTCGCGATGTCGAGGGAGATGGGCTTCCACGGTGCCGCTGGGCTCGACCGCTCGTAGAAACGGACATATTCCGTGGTCCCAGTGATCCGCATGCTGTCGCGGATCGCCTTCATGGCGCGCTGCCAACGCTCGTCGTCGATCTCGAGGCGCAGGATCGAGAACAGCTCGGCCTTGTTGATCTTGCCCTGCTGGTCGACCGCGAAGGCGCGGTTGACGATCGAACGGAGGTTGGCCGAGCTGTCGGCCGACCACTCGCGGAGGCATTCGTCGACGAGCGTCTTGGCCACCTGCAGCTCCGGACCGAAATCGACCCGCTCGGCGATCTGGACCGTCACCTTCTTGAGACCGTCGAACGACGACAGGGTGTAGTTGCCCTTCCAGCCCTCGCGCTTCTTGACGTCGTATTCCTGCTTGAGCAGCTCCTGGAAACCCGTGAGGTCGGCGAAGGTGTGCTCCTTGAAGCGGGCGATCTGGCCGGAGAGGTCGACGGCGAAGGCGAAGATCTTGCCGACCACCTCGTCCATGAGGGTGTCCTGAGGCTTGATGTTCTCGATCGGGACGAGCGAGCCCGAGGGATCGCGCATGTACCGAGAGCCGGCGAATTCTTCGATCGGCGTGGCGTTCGTGGTCATTTCAAGCGTCCTTCGAAGCGGTTTCGTTGATCGTGCGGAGGGCGCCGTACGCGTCCTCGAGAAGGGTGAGCTGGTCGCCCAGGGCTTCGACGGCCGCGGGCTCGTCGGGGGTGCCGTGGGCCGCCTCGACCGCATGGCGGGCGGCGATGACGGCGCCGACGATCTCGAGCAGCTCGACGATCCCGGCCCAGGCACGGGCCTCGAGAGGAGCGGCGGTCATCGGCGTCCCTCCAGATCGGCGAGGCGGGCGCGGCCGGCGTCGGTGATCTCGCGGGTGCCATGGACATCGGCGAGGAGCCCGGCCTGGACCATCGGTCCGATCGTGCGCTCGTCGTAGCCCTGGTTCCGAGCGCCGCGCAGTCTCCACGTCCGTCCGATCGGCCAGAGCCGGCCGCGGCGAGCCGCCATGAGCGCGGAGACACGGGTTTCGGTCAGCTTGATCTTCATGCCGCGTCCCCCCCGGTCGGCGGGGTCGGCATGCCGGCTTCGCGGCGTTCGCGGCCGAACTCCTCGGTCAAGTCGATCACAGTGCCGCGCCGATGGGCGCGCTCGGTCTGCGACGTCTCGAGGCTGACCACGACCGGGCGCGGACAATGACCGCGCGCTTCCATCACGGCGATGCGCGTCTCGAGCCGGCCGACGTCGGCCTTCGCGATCGCCAGCTCCTGGATGAGCCGATCGGCGGCGGCCGAGCCCTCGACGGCCTCTTCGACGCGGTCGATCGTATCGGCGAGACCCGCGAGAGCCATCGCCACGATGTCGCGAGGCAGTGTGATGGTCTCGGCCGCCGGCTGAGCGGCCAACGCGTCGGCGAAGCGCTTCGCCATCGCACGGAGGAACAGCAACGGATCGACGACGATCGGGATCATGGCTTCACCTCGCGATGTTTGCAGGTCTGACAAGCGCGCGACCAGCGCACCGCCATGGGGCTGGAAGACGAAAACGGGCGCTTCTGTTGGGAGCGACAGCGATCGACACCGATTGCGATCGAGACAGCCGGGCAATCGACCGTCTGACCCATGAGGGCGCCGCGGATCATCTTCTCGATGGGTGCGATAGATCCGCGGTACTTGTTCGAAATCACTTCCGACACGGTCGATCCGGAGTAACCGACGAGGCCGCCAGCGGCCTTCTGGCCGACCTCGGAAGCCTTCCTCGCCAGCGCGACGACGAAGTCCGGCACGTCCGGGCCCCACGCGGCGCGCGCGGTCGCAACGTGATCTGCCTTGGTTTTTCCGGGCTGGGGTCCGCGGTTCATCGGCGCGCCTCCCGGAACTCTCGGCGGTTGGGATCCCAGACGCGACCGTCCGCCTTCAGGATCGGAGCCTGTGGGCCGGGATCGTCGACGAGGATCCACCGCTTGAAACCGTTCGACGACGGCGCTTCCCCGGGCTGGCGGCGCAACTCGGCGAGGTAGCCCGTCCGAGACAGAGCGCCGACGAACCGCCGCGCGTTCGTGGTCGATGCGCCCGCAAGCTCCTCGAGCCGCGCCAGGTCGAACTTCTTGGCGATCCGGATCGCCGACCACATCTTGTCGTGGATCGTGCGGCGCCTCGGTCGGCGTGCACGCGTGGTCAACGGTCCGATGGGGCCGCTGACGATGGTCTCGCCGGCCGCCAGCGCCCGTCGGCCTTCCGGCGAGAGCGTGAAGCAACCGCGCTCGAGACGGTCGACCCACCCGCGGCGAACGAGCTGACCGCAAGCATGGGCGACACTCCGCCTGGGCAATGCCGACGCATCGGCCATTTCGTCGACGGTCAGGCACGGCCCCGGTTCGAGCAGGCGCGCAATCGCCATTTGGCGCGATCCGTCGCCGGCCATCATCCGACCCTCACGGTGACGGCCTTGCCGGTCGCACGGTCCTGGAGCAGCACCTGTCCGTCCATGTCGGCGAGCGCCACGGTGCGTCCGAGGCGGCGACCGACGCGCTCGATCGACCCGATGCCTTCGACGACCTCGCGTGCGAACCCGGCGGCGGCCTTGTGGAGGTGTTGGACGAGATCGTCGGCGACGTCGACGTCCGCGCGAGCGGTGATCAGCTTCCGCGTGTCCTCCAGCGTGATCGGCTGGAAAGTCACCTCGGCCGAGACGCGCGACGAGATCTGCTTGTAGCGGGTGAGCGCCTTGGAGAGCTTGCCCATGCCGACCAGGATGAAGGGCACTTCGACATCGTCGGTGATGTCGCGGATCGTCTCCATCATCTTGCTCGAGTAGACGATGTGGTCCGCCTCGTCGACGATCACGGCATAGGGGCGCCCCTCCCGACGAGCCGCCTCGGTGCAGAGCGCCAGGCGGCGAACGATCTGGCGGTACATCTCCTTGAAGGTGCGATCGGGCTCCGAAGAGAGGCAGTCGAGCAGATCCTCGAGCAGCCACCGCGACGTCCATTCGCGCTTGGCTCGCAGGAACGGCAGATCGTTCTGGGCGGCGAACCATTCGGCCGCGGTCGTCTTGCCGCGACCCGGATCGCCCTCGACGGTCATGAAGCACTTCTCAGCGGCGGCCCGGGCGTCGAGACGCTCGTAGCCGCCGAGAAACGCCTGGGCATTCGACGTCATGACAAAGTTCCTGTTCACGACATGATCTCCTGTGAAGCGAGGGGCTTGAGCTGACGTGAGAGGGCGACCGGATCGATGCCGTCGGCCTCCAGACGCAGCTTGAAAATCGTGTTGCGCAGCCGCTCGCAGAGGTAGCGAGCATCGTGCTGCGTGATGAGATCGGCGTGGGCGAGCAGCCAGCGGACCATCTCGACGTCGTCGCGAAAGTTCGGCCGCTTGATCTCGGCCGGGATCGACGGTGCCTCGGCGATCTCTTCGGATGGCAGCTCCGCCACCACCTCGAGAACGACGGGCTCGAAGTCGATCGCCGCGACGAGCGGTTCCGGGCTCGATGCCGCGAGCGTGAGGGTCGGCGCGCGGCCTTCTTCGGCGATCGCCTCGCGCTTCCGCTCGTTGCGCTTCAAGCGGTTGTCGACGCGCTTCGCATGGGCCTGTTCGACGACGGGGCGCGGGAAGAACGAGACCGAGTTGCCGAAATAGGTGGCGACGCAGATGAAGCGGCGGTCGAGGGTCGACACCCACACCTTCGAGGCGTCGTGGATGTCGTAGGCGACCAGCACGTCGCATTCGTGGAACTCTTCGAGCTCGATCGCGAAGTAGCGGTTGGTGAAGAGCTGGATCTCCGCGCGGAGAACGCGGCGCTTTTCCTGCGGTCGGAAGTCGGCGTCGCCGGCCTCGACGACGTCGGGAGACCAGCCCTGGTCGATCCACGACTGCCAGACCTCGTTCGGCGACATGTGGCGCCTGGCGCCAGTCGCGTCGACGATCTTGGGCAGCGACGAGTGCGGCCGGTTGTTGTAGTCGACGACCTGGTCGGCCATCCATTCGATGAATTCTGCCCATGACTGGAGAAGCCGGCTCGCCCCGCGCGTCTCGATGTCGGCGGCGACCGCCTTGTCGACGCGCTTGCGCACCTCGGCGTCCATGTCGACGCCGACATACGACGGGAGCAGGCGCGACGGCTCGATCCAGACCTTGTGGAAGCGTTCGATCACGCCGCCCGCTTGGCTTCGGTAGGGCAACCGATTGTGCTTCTCGACGTCGAAGCGGGAGAGCAGGCCGGTCAGGTTGTCGTCGAAGACGATGTTGTTGAAGCCGGAGCCATTGTCGACGTACCAGATGTCCGGAACGCCCGACGTGGTGAAGGCGTGTCGCAGCGCGTCGATCGTGCCCCAGGTGTTTTCAGAGAGAGCCGTCGACCAGCCGACGAGACGACGCGTCACGACGTCGATCGTCGCAGTGATTTCCGGCCGGAACGGCTTTCCGGTCAGCGGATGAGCAACCTGCGCATGGTGCGTATGACCGTCGGTCACGTAGACGGCTGTCGGCCACAGTTCCGAGACGTCGCGGCGGACGAAGGCCTTCAGCTGGCGCAGCGCCCTCGGTCCCATTCGGCCGCGCGCCCGCTCGATCGCCGGCATCCGGGCGACGTGGTGCTGGATGGTGCGGATCGGCGGCAGGGCGACGTCGGGCCGTCGCCTGGCGCATTCCTTGGCCGCGATGACGACCGACGGCTTGCCGGGCCGGGCGTAGAAGTCGAGGAAGTCGGCGAGCCATTCCGGCGGGAGATGCTGTTCGCGATGGCTTGGCGCCGGCGCCAGCGAGGCGGGATTGCCTCCGGCCGCATGGAGGTCGTCGACCCAGCGCCGCAGCGTCGTCACCGACAGCGGCGAGCGACTGCCTTGCTTGGCGTTCGCTCGCGCCACGGCTGACTGGAGATCCGACGCGAGGCGACCGGCATTGCCGGTTTCGACGATGGTCTCGATCGCCCGCATCTTGCCCCCGAGGCGGGACAGGCGGTCGACCTCGCGCACCAGCACGAGGCGAGCGTTCATGATGTCGGCCTGCCAGCCCTTCAGATCGCCGAGGGCTTGGACCGCAGGGTCGACGCGGATCACCGGAGCCGCAATCGGCTCGGCCTGAACGACGGCGGTCGACGGCTCGGGGCGAGTGGCGAGGCTATGAGCGACGAGAGCATCGCGGATCTCGGCGGGGAGGTCGGCAGGAGCGTAGAGGCGCTGACGTCCCCCGAGAACGGCTATCTCGAGATAGGACCAACCTCCCGCGGTCGCCCGCATTCGTGCGGCCCTCACGGTGATTTTCAGCGCTTCCGCGATCCGCTTGATCGAGACCCGTTCGTCGCTCATTTCGCACCTCCGAGGAGGGCACGGAGGCGCTTCTGGGCATCCTTCAGCTCGCGTTGGGCGCGGCCGATCTCGGCATCGCGGCCGTCCTTCGGCGTCATGATCAGTGCGCCGCGCTTGCGCGCCAGCAGCAGCTGCAGTGCCTGACTGCCGGTGGCGACCTCGAAGGCGGCGGCATATTCGAACGGGAACCGCCAGCCCTCGGCCGAGCGGCTCGTCCACTTGTTCAGCATGTGCTCCGAGATCGGCTCTCCGACGAGATCGCTCATCCGGGCGGCGATCTCGCCCCGCGACAGCGGACATTCCTTCATCGCTCTCGCCAGGACGGCGCAGACCTCGGCGGCCATGGATAGGCTGCCGTCGACCGGCTGGTCGGGCTGCTCCAGCGCCTCGAAGGCGTCGAGCAGGCTGGTCTGGCGCGGGTCGCGTGTCATGTCGGCCTTCGGTGGCTTTTCGAAAGAGCCCCGGACGGATGCGCCGTCCGGGGAGTTTCGGGAGGAACGCTGCGGGTCAGCCCCCGCCTTCTCACCACTGGACGCAGGTGACGCGTGTCCTCAGACTTGGAGTGCAACCAACCGAGTCGGAGGAATGGGAAAGATCTCTCAGTCCATTCGAAGCTTGCTGATGATCGACAGGAGAAAATTCGATGCCGCTCTACAAATACGCGTCAGCTTGCTTCGCGCTCTCGGAAGATGTGAAGTCACACCTGACAGGAGACGAGTACGAAGACGTCTTCGATCTTTTGCGGCTTTATTCTTATGGAGATTGGCTGCGATGGCGCCGAGAAAGGTCAGACGCTCTTCGGTCGCTCGCATCCGATACGCCTGCCAAGCAAGAGAAGAAGCTGAGCAAGCTGGACCGCAGTGAGCGGCTCCTGATGGTCTTTGCGTTGTCGCAGTTCTACGCAGAGGCAGGGGAGCTTCTTGAAGTCGCATCGGAGCTTCGAGCGGGCGGATCGTATCGATCGACGGCCGTATGGGCATGGGATCGACGTCAGAAGTTCGATGACTTGGATCGGTCATTCTGGCCGTGGGGAGGCCTTCCGAGCTACCGCGATGCTCCCCCCCCCCGACGAAGACTGAGGGCGGTCTCGCTCCGCACCAGATAGACGTCGGTTCGGGTGATGCCGCCGTTCTGGCGGAACCAGTCGAACGATCCTTCGCGAGCAAGACCGAGCCGCTCGAGGCGGGCGACCATGGCCATCGGGCCGTCGCCGAACATGTCGGCGAGCGTGATCACCGCGCGGCGGGTGAGGGTCGGCATATCGCCGACGATGTCCGCGAAGGCGGCGCGCAGGGCCGGATCGTCCGGTCGCGTCTCGGTCGCCATGTCAGGCCACCTCGCGCGAATAGACGTTGCCATTTTCGGACTCGGGCTTACCCTTGCGCTGCCTTGGACGTGCAAGGGGAATGCGCTCCCCGTTGTCGTCGAAGTGCTCGGGGAAGAGGTCGACGTGCGCGAGGCCGATCTTGGCGGCGATCGCCTGTTCGATCTCGAGCGAGGCGTTGCCGGCTGCCGCCCAGGCCACAGCCTGGTGGGAACAGCCGAGTTCGCGGCCGAGGGCTCGGAAGTTCGAGCCCTTCAGCTTCAGTTGAAAGAGGATCCACTGCTTGCGCTCTGTGGGTCTCTTGGGGATGTCGAGGCTTGCACGGTTCTTGGACATAGGACGAAACCTGCCAAGCGGATTTCTGCCTGTCAAGGTCAAGTCGGCAACTTCCGTCTTATCTTCGGACCGCTATTGGCGGAAAACAACCTAACCCGTTGGTAACTCTCATGAACAAGACAAGCGGGAAGTTGCCTAAAGAAGGAAGCGATGCTTCCGTCTTTGTCGTTCTTGAGGGGCGGGAAGCGGGAAGCCGCTTACGGCAATGGCGCGAATCACGCGAGCTGTCTCGTGAGGCGGTGGCCAAGCTGATCGGCGTGTCGCCGAGGGCGCTGCAGGAATACGAACGCGGCGCGACGATGCCGAAGATCGGTCCCTTGCGGCGCCTGGCCGAACTGGGGTGCGATCCGACATGGTTCGTTACGGGCAGGACGGGCGGAGAGCCTGGTGTTCTGGAGATCGCTGCAACCGCGTTTTCCGGGCAGCAGGCGGTGGCCGAGAATTTCTCGGCGCCCACTTCACTCGTCGAAATTCGCCACTACGCAGTCGGCCTTTCCGCCGGAGATGGACGGAAAGCGCCGGACTACGACGATTATGAACCCTTCATACTGCAGGCGGATTGGGTGCGACGCGTGCTGAAGCGGGCGCCGGACAACCTCGTCGCTGCCCATGCAGAAGGTCATTCGATGGCGCCGACGATCGCCGACCGCGATCTCCTCGTCATCGACACCGCCGACCAAAAGTTGACGTCAGGCCGCATTTACGCGCTTGTGGTTGGTGATAACCTGCTGGTCAAGCGGATCGATCGGACGCTGAGGGGACAGATTTTCTTGCGGCCCGACAATCCCGCTTACCAGACCGAGGAACTGACGGAGGATCTCGCCGATACCGTCCGCGTTCTCGGTCAGGTCATCTGGCACGGAGGATCGTTGGAGTGA